TGTCACGCTTCATGCGGGCAACGGCAGTATCGATCAGCTTCTTCTCGCGCTTGTTGTGGCGAGTGGGGTAGTTGGGCGCGTAGGTTTCAGGAAGTCTGTTGGTCATTGAAAATGGTCTTTCTCCAGCTCCAGCCGCCTAGGCAGCGGTCTGCTGGTTCTTGGGAAGATGTGGGCCTAGGAAAGGCGGGAAGGGAGGCCCGGTCGCCCAGGCCCCCCAAGTGACTTAGACGGTGAAGTTGTGGAGCGTCAGGATCGCGGCGGGGTGCACTGCGAAGAACGCGCCCGAGCCTTCCATGTACGCACGGACAACGCGGTCGTGGCCGCTGGAGTTCGGGCGAAGATAGAACTTCTGGCCCTTACCATCCGGGTTCACCCACTCGAAGTCTTCGCCGTAGAACTGCAGCACGTCGCCTTCCGGCAAGACGTAGATGCGGTCCTTGCGGCAGAACTCGTCCGGGGTGAAGATCAAGGTGTTCTTGCCATGGACGTAACCGAGCTGCTCGACGCCGCGCTTGTCGTCCTTGATGGACTGGAAGCGACGGTCGGTTTCGCGCGACTCGACGAGAGCGTCCAAGGTTTCCCACGCCATGATCGGCGCTTTGTACTTGTAGCGGCCCTGGCCAACGCGGATCATCAGCTGCGACATCGCTTGCTGGAAGTCTTGCGAGTCGATGGCCGTGCCGCCGACGTCGAAGCGAGTTCCACCGAGCGCGCCCGACAACGTGATGCCGTTGACCAAGCGACCATCGTTCTGGCCGAGCGACTCAAGGCCGCACCAGCTTTCCGATAGCGTGTTGTAATCAGCCGAGATGCTGGACACCGACGGGATCGAGCCGTTGGTGCTCTGCTGAAGGCGGTAGAACAACGTGCCGGCCACGATGTTCGTGGTAGCCGACTGGTTGATCTGTGCGCCCGACGTGTTGATGGCTGCCAGCGTAACCGTGTTGGCAACGCGGTCCTTGTCATCAACGCGCATGTAGGAGTATGCGGTCGCCGCATCCGGGCTGACAGCCGTACCGGCCGTATCAGCCATAACCAACTTGTCGCCGATTTCGAACCAGCCGACGAAGCCGCGGCAGGTGTTGGTGGACTTGAGGGTCACGACGACCTTGTTGCTCGATGCTGCCGAAGAGGCGACTTCGCCGATCGCACCCGTACCGTCGCCGTAAGCGCGGTAGGAGAGGAGGCGGCTCATCGCGATCGTCTTAGCGCGGATCTCTTCCGCCAGCGGCTCGCCGTACTTCGACATGTCGCTGAGGGCTTTTTGGAGGATCGTGCGCTCAAGCTCGATCGTGCACGCATAGTCCTTGAAGACCATCGTGCCTTCGTTGAGCGTCGATTTGTGAGCCGACGGGTAAGCGCCGCCCGAGAGGGGGAGCTCGCCGACAGCTGCCGCACCGTAGCCGGAACGGAGGTTGAAGCGGTTCTCACGACCTTCGGCCGGGCCCGCCTTCATCTTCTTGACGCGGTTCCAGATCTCCGAGTCTTCAGAGAGGTTGTTGTAGACTGCGCCGCGGGAAACAATTTTTAGATATTTACCGACGTCCAACGCGGTAATCAGAGGCGTTGCTGCCATGATTCGTATGACCTTTTAGATGGGTAGGATTGAGGTAGGAAAGGAACGGAAGGTAGAAAGGAAGGAACTTACCGACGCTCTTTGCCTGTGAGCGCGTGGAAAAGTTCGAGAGGATTCATCTTGGAATAGTCACGACCCGGCTTGCTTGTGTAGTTGCGCGTAGAGGCGACTTGGGCTTGCTGCTTGGCGGTTTCCTTCTTCTGGGCCACCGCCGCCTTAGTACCCTTGTCTGTTGCCGCTGCTTGCTCTGCCCGGAGTGCTGCCGCGTTGGCCGAGAACACTTTCTCGATCATCTTGCGGTTGGGCTCGTAGCCCCGCTTCTTGTACTCCTGCAGATCCCGGACCGACGTGATCCAGAGCATCTTGGCCAACTTGTTGACTGCCTGCGGGTTCGTCTCAGCGATCTTCTCCACGTGCTGGTTGAAGACCGGCTCTGCGAGACTCTTGAAGTATTCGACTTTGGTTTCGAACGACTTCTTCTCAGCATCCTCCAAACGCTTCTTCGACTCCTGGTCGATGTGGTCCACGCGACTCTTCATCTCATGGAACTTCGACTCGTAGTCGAGGATCTTGCGCTCTTCGGGGGTGGCGTTCGCGTAAGCTTGACGCCGCTGCATCTCCGCATCCAGTAACTCATCGAACTTCTGCCCGGTCAGCCGTTCCCAAACTTCTTTGGGACTCCGTGCACCGGCCACCGCCTGCTCCCACTTCTCGCGGAAAGCGGAGTTCTCTTTCGCCACCTGCTCGGCCTTCTTGAGGGCCTGCTGCAGCTGCGCCTTTTCCGAGAACACCCGGCGGGAACTCTTCGCCAGAGACAACGCTCGAATTGCCTCCTCTTTCGTCGCCTTGAACTCTTGACCGTCCGCGGTGTAGGTCAGGTAATCCTGGACCGCACTCGCCTGGGCTTCGTCCTCAGCTGCCTGGTCTTCATCGGACTCCCCGGATTCTGGAATCTCGATGTCCCCAGACTCTTCACCATCTGACTCAGCGGCCTCATCTTCGGGCGCATCTTCGCCAGCGATCTCCGCCTGAGCGGGGAGACCCTCTTCAGCTAACGCTTCCTCTAACCAATTCGCTGGACCTGGCATGAAATACTCCTAGGCGTCCAGGAGTCCCTGGGTAGCCCATCGTGAGCCGCGTTCAGATCGCGGGTACACTTATGCCGTTTGTATTATTATACCACACCATGTGGTAAAATGTCAAGAATAATTTGTTAAGTCCCCAAATCGGCGGGAGCGGGGGGAGGGACGGGGAGGGGGACCGGGCCAGATGCGGGGGCGGCTTGGGGGCCTGGGACGGGAGCGCCGGCCGTACCCTGACCCTTCACTTGGGCGGCGAGCTGCATCCGGTCTTTGATGTGCTTCTCGATGAGCGGCTTCACTTCCTCAGGCAGCGTCTTGTACTCCATGCTCATCCGGTACTTGCTGCAGAAGATCAGCATCGCTTCATGGTTCTCAAGCTCCTCGGGCTCGATGTAGGCGTCGAGGCCCTTCTTGTGGAGCGCGATCATCTCCTTGAAGATCTCCATCTGGCGGTCGGCGGCCTGCTCCAACTCGTCGTACAGCGTGTCGAGCTCGTTCAGCTTGAGCAGCTGGAGGATCCTGGTCATCGGGACGCCGGCCTTCTGGAGCGGCTCCATCAACAGCATCAACTGCTCGCGCCGCATGTTCGGGTCGATCGGGAGCGAGGCGCCGTACTCGACCACGATGTCGAAGCCGCCCGCGATGTCCGCGCCCTTGAGCTGGATCGCCTCGAACGCCTTCTCCTTCCCCAGCACCAGGATCGTCCGCTCCTCGCTCCAGTGCTTCACGCAGAGGCCGAGGTAGTGTTGCCAGAAGGACTTCACCATCGAGGTGTACTTGTTGAAGCCGCGGCGGTTGACGATGTTGCCGGCCTCGATCGCGGTCTGCTGGGAGAAGCCCGAGGTCTCTCGCTTCTGTACACCGAGCTGCGCGTCGTTCACGCCCATCAGCTCCTGGATGTCCGTCTTGATATCCATCCGGAGCCGGCCGAGGTCGGGAGGGAGGGTGGGGGGCTGGATGAACGTCGGCGGGACCTGCCCGGAGTACTTGATGATCTCGTAGTTGCTGTCGCTGATGTCGTCGTCGTTGAGCTCGGTCTGGTCGGAGACGGCCATCCGAACACAAGCGTGTGCGTTCATAGCGTCCACGACGGCGGAGTCGAACCGGTCGAGCAGCTCCTGCTTCCGAGCTACGTAAGACACGGTGCTCTTCCCGTACACCTGGTCCTCGACGTCTACGTCGGTGAAGAGGTGATAGGGCAGCAGCGCGCGCCAGTGCGGGTTGGCGCCGGGAGTACCGAGCGTGGTCCCGTCTTCAAGACAGAACGCGTGGCGGCCAGCCATCCCGTTCAGCGGCAGGCCCTTCTCGTAGTACTCATAGATCTCGACCATGTCTTCGCCGGCATCGCTCGCCTCAAGCGCGTCCTTCCCTTTGTTGAGGGACTTCTTGAGTTCGTCCTTCGCGTGGGGCCACTTGAAGACAGCCTCGGCGAGCGGCATCCGGTGACACTCGAAGGTGTACCGCGCATCTGCCCAGCACTTCGCGACCGGATCCACCCACATATCGAGCGTGGCTGGCGAGTAGGCACGGTGATCGCCGTCCATCTCGATTTCTTTGGTCTCGTTGTTGAAGTCATGGACGTCGCCGCAGTCTTTATCCCAGACCAGTTTCAACCACCCCGACCCCCTCACCAACCCCTTCAACAGCGCCGAATCGAACAACTCCTGTGCGCTCTTGTCCTGGTAGCCGTGGCGCACCACTCGGTCAGCCGCGTCCGCCTTCTCTCGGTCGGTCGGGTCCGTGGAAGATGGGCGAGCGATGACGGAGGGCGGGTTCGCGGAATACTGCCCGTGGCGGAACCGGACGTACTTGAACGTGTAGTTCGACCGGACGTGGCTGTCGCCCTCATCGACGTCGCCCATGTCCAGTTCGAAGCGCGTGTCGAAGGTGGGGGTGAGAGGCGAGTAGTCGGCAGCCTGGTTATAGACAATCGCCGCCGCCGCCTTCATCTCTTCGTCGAACCGCGCCCGGTGCCGCTTGCACGCCTTCAGCCGCCGCGAGAGATTGTCTTTCCATTCCTTGGTCGTCCAAGATTCGACGACTGAAAGTTTTTGCTCCGCCATTAGAATCTCCTCCGGCGCAGACGCACCAGCTTGTCGTCAATCTCCCGCGCTCTGGCGTTGAACCAGTCAGCACGTCGCATCACGCCGAGGCACATCAGGCCGTTCACGGCGGTGAAAAACAGACAGGTGTACAGAAGCCACATCTGACCCACAGTCATCGCAGCCACCCCTTCCTTGTTCGAGCGATCCGGACCTTCCGCTTGTGGTCCCGCACGCGCCGCTCTTTGTTGGCTTGGCGCAGCTCCTGCTCCATCCGCTCGACCGTGTTCACGGACTGCGGCTCGGTGGGCTTCGGTTTGAGGTCCACGAAGTACATCGCGGTATCGAGCAGGTGGTACTTCGACGCGCCGACAATCTTGTTGTCCGCCGTCTCCGACCACTGACAGTTCAGGAACTCGTTGCGCAGGTCCGCGGTCTCATCGCCGTCCATGATCTTGACCTGGCCAGATGTGAGCGCGGTCTGTAGCGCCTTGATCATCTCGTTCTTGCGGTCGTGCTTCTTATAGACGCCGACGAACGTCCGCTTCGGGCAGTTTGGCGTGCCGACTTGGGCGGCGGTGATGAACCACACCTCGTGCGGATCCGCGACCCGGCGGACGACGTTGTACCGCGCGGTGACCTTCTCCACCCTCTCCACCAAGTCCTGGGGCGAGAGCACCTTGTCGATGTAGACGGCCTTCACGCACCACCACACTTGGGTGAGCGGGTTCTCGGCCCAGATGGAGAGCCCCGTCTTCCCCGACATCGCGGGATCCACGGAGACGACGTGGCGCCACCCGTGTGAATAGTCGGGCTCGTGCGCGACGTGCTTGTCCGGCCGGAACTCATAGACCGCGTTGTCGCCGATGTACCAGTCGCCGTAGAGCCGCGTGCGCCGCTCCGCATCTGACATATCCTTGAACGAGTCGATGACCTCGCGCAGACGCGCCGGATCGTTGGCGATCAGCGGGTTGTCGAGCATCGAGATCACATGCTTCCGACCATGCGGCGCTGCGAGGCCGTCGATGATCCTCCGCACCTCCTCCGACCGGATCAGCGGCGTGAAGGTGGCCACGAGCTTTCCGTTGGTCGTCACGAGACGGACCCGGAGCTCGTTTATGAACGACGCGGAGTCGGCCATCTCGTCGAGCCACACCACCGCGGCCGTGTACGCCTGGAGCTTCTCCCGCGCCTCGTTCACGTTGTGGTGCGAGAAGAACAGCATCCTGTTGCCGTTCTGGTGGATCACCCGCTGGAGTACTCCGCCGAGCCGGTGCACCGTGTAGGTGCCTTCGATCAGGAGTGGCTTGATCTTCTTCGCGAAGAGTTCGGACTCGATCTGTTCACCGACGCGACCGATGACGAGGATGGTGATCGGGCCGGTGCCCCACTGGGGAGGGCGGGACAGATGTGGGTGATTCTCGTTGAAGAACCAGGTGACGATGCGGGCGCCGAGCTGGCTCTTTCCTGCGCGGTTACCGCCCAGAACGGCGACAAAGGGGGACTCATCTCGAAGCACTTCCAGTTGCGCTGGTGTCGGCTTCAGGTCGGGACGTTCTGGGTTGAGACACTCGGCTAGTTGGAACTCGCGGAGACGCTTCAACCCTTCGGCAAGGGTCGAGAGTGACTCCATTAGGGCCTACGGCTACAGAACAACCTATCGATGACGATCGCTTGTGAGCTGGTCGTGGACATCGTGACACGAACGTGCGGGTACAGTGGCTCCGCATCTTGCAGCTCCGTGTAGGACAGCGCCTTGGCGCCGGCCGAGCTGATGGCGAGCGATACGCCGGAGACGTCAACAAACGTGCCGTCCTTGCGGTGACAGTGCTGGAGCTTCATCGTACCGGCGACGGTGCCCGCGATCGATAATGTCACGCCCGAGCCACCATTGGTCAGCGAGCTGGCCGCAGTTACCAACGCCGTTGCGCCAGTAGCCACGATCGTCACCGCCGTCGCCATAGTGCCGGAAACCGTAGCGGCGCTCAGACCAGTCAGGGTCCGGACAGCCGTTTGAATCGTTGCGGCCGACGCATCGTGTGCTAGCGCCGACGTCGTGGCACCACCGTAGCTGATCGTGAAGGTGCCAGCATCCGGAGCAG